CCGAGGGTCCGGGGTCAAAGGACGACCGTGTCCAACGCCTATTGCCGGATATACGCGGCCACAACTTCTACCTGCCCTACGAGCCCGCTGACGACGAACCTGACCTGACCGACCAGCAAAAACGGATGATTGCAGCGGGCTACGACTATCGAATCGCTAAGCCCATCATCAATCGGGACGAAAACGGCCAACTGTACAACCTCGCCGAACGGTTTAAAATGCAGGTGGGGTATTATCCGTTCAGCGGGTTGAAAGACCTCATTGACGCGGTTTCGCGGGTGTATGACATGGACCCGAGACCGCCTGAGTACATCGATTCCCAAGTGCTGGAGCCTGAGCTGACATGAGCCGACTTGACCTTACCGACGCCCAGATCCGTGCCCTACTGCGCACCGTGGATCGCGTCGCTGACGGTCGCGGCCACATCACGACGGTTGAGGCCGGTCAAATCCGTCGGCTGGCGGGCGAGCTGCAGGAACTGCGGTCCCGTGAGGCCGTGACAAGGCACCTCTCCGGCCTCGAGGGCAATTACTGATGGCACGTTCGACCGTACCCGCAAGCCTTGGCTTACCCGTCACCAGCCGCACGTTCAGCTGGAACGAGATGGTCCGTCGAGCATGGGGTAGCGAGTTCTCGGCACCCGATCACCGCGTCTACGTCTGGTCAAACGGGCGCGGCTTTGACAGCACCGACCGCGGCACGACCGGGTTCTATAAGCCATACGTTCTCGACATCCTGACCGAGCAGGGCTACGCGATTCAAATGGAACCGCCAGCCGATTCCGTCGGCGATCCCATTTTGGTGGAGTAACCATGCCGAAAATCAGTCAATTCCCCGCCGGCGGCGCCGCTCAGAACACCGACCTGATCCCGGTAGTCCGCAACGGCGGCGACTACACGATCACGGGTTACAACCTCGCAGCGCTGGCGTCCTATGGTCAAGCGTACACCGGCACGTTCACGGCTACGGCTGGCCAGACCGTATTTACCCTGCCCGCGTCCCCGGGGTCGCTGGCCAACCTTGCGGTTAGCGTCGATGGCGCCGTCATGGTGCCTGGCACCGACTACACGTGGACGACTCCCACCACGCTGACGTTCATGACCGGCCTGTCCGCGGGTCAGACCGTGCTGTACCGGTACACTACGTCGGTTCCCGTGGGCACGGCCATAGCGGGCGGCGTGAACGGCCAGCTGCTGTACAACAACAGCGGCATTGTGAACGGCACGACGATCGGCGGCGATGCGTCGCTGGTGGCGTCCACGGGCGCTTTGACGGTCACCAAGACCAACGGCGTGGCGTTCGCGGCCTCGGCCACGACCAACACGACGGTCACGGGTAACATCACCTACACCCAAGGCGGAACGGGCTCGACGTCGCGTACTGTGACGGCCAAGCTTCAGGAATCGGTGTCGGTGCTGGACTTTGGCGCCGATCCGACGGGAGCGTCAGATAGCGCGACGGCATTTTCCAACGCATTGACCGCAAGCGGCAACGTCGTGGTTCCGCCAGGCACATACCTTGTCAATAGCACGATCAGCCTGACCAACAATAAAACCATCACGTTTTTTGGCGGAGCGTCCATTTTGGCTGGCGCGAACAACCTAACCGTGTTCAAAGCGGCAACGTCAGCGTATTACACGCAGATCGTCAACCCTTCGATCAACGGCAATGGAAAGACCGGCGTAGTTGGTTTCGACATGACCAATTTCCGGTTGCAAGCCGGAATCATCAATCCGCTCATTACGGCGTGTAACAACGGTTTCATCTTTCGCACCGGGTGCTATGCGACGCTGTTGCTCAATCCATCAACCTACCAAACCCCATACCCCGCTCAATTGATTACAAACGACGGCAGCGTGGACGTTATTAACCCATCGTTCGATAACGAGACGGGCAACGGCGGAACTGGCGCTGGCATCGGCATTGATGTGCAGGCAAGTGGGTCAACCACCATTAATGCTCGAGTGAGCGGTGGTTACATCCAAGGTTTTCAGTACGGCGTAAAAGACGCAGGGTACGCTACAAAAATTTCGGATGTGTATTTTGAAGCCAATTCGTCGTCGGACGTTTACGCTTCCGGGGCCAAATACGGCGCATATACCAACACCACGCATTTCGGCAGTACCCCATCGGCGTATGCGGTTACTTTGTCAAGTTGCGACAGCATTACGATATTCAATCCGACGATGGGAAGCGGCAACCGAGCGGCGGTTTACAACGTTGATTCGTCAAACACCAATTGCGTCGAATATCACGCATTGTCGGCGACGTCGCTGGACACGCCGATCGGGACGCTGACGTATCTATCAAGCATCCCCCGTCAGATCGTTTCGACATTTACCCCCGTTGTAGCGGGCACGACAACGGCGGGCACCGGAACATATACGACTCAATCTGGAACGGTAGTTCAAACCGGCAACCAAATTCACGTTCAAATGGAAATTACATGGACGGCGCACACGGGCACGGGAAACATTGCCGTTACTGGCATCCCGTCGGCTCTGGCGCCGTCGAGTTACACGCCGCGTCGCGTCGGTCAGGTCGTTCCGGTGCTGGCGTTCACTGGGCCAGCCGTCTATTGCTATTTGAACGGATCGGGCACCAACCTTACGTTGGTGCAAGTCGCCACGACGGGCACGCAGTCGCTAATTCCGATTACAGCGTCGGGCACCATTTACATCAACATGGTCTACGACCTGTAAGGCCACCCCATGACCACCGCCTCATACAACCTTTCCCAGCTTGGCAGCCAGTACAACCAAGGCGGCACCGGCGCGGTCGCACGCACCACGGCGAGCAAGTTGCAGGAAAGCGTCAGCGTCCTCGATTTTGGGGCTGATCCGACGGGGAGTACGGATAGCACGGCTGCGATCAACAACGCCATTGCGGTTGCAAAATCCGCATATGGTGGAACCGTCGTATTCCCTCCGGGAATCTATACGTGTGCAAGTCAGATCACGATGGGAGCCGTGCAGGGCGTCCGTTTTGTTGGCCTATCAAGCAACAATCAGGCAACCGGCGGAGCGACCATCAAATACACCGGCACAACGTCACCGTTCATGTCTGTGTCCGGTTCTGCGGCGTCGTTGAGCATTGAAAACCTCAACATTGGATATTCAAACGGATCATTTACCGGAACGCTGATTTCTGCTCCGGTCAATCAGTTTTATTTGGTCAATTCCGTGTTGAGCGGATATAGCGTGACCTCAGCGCAATACTTACTTGACATCAATTCATCAGTAGACGTCTGCATCAATCACACCGCATTTAGCGGCGCTCAGTACGCAATCAGCGGTCAAAAGTCTGATGGAACCGGGTTTGCCAATGTCGTCGCAATCAACCAATCACAGTTTACTGGATTGACAACGGCGGCCATTCGTAATCCTGGGCAAGGTTGGGCAATTACGGCTTGCGACTTTGAGAACCTTGCCAACAACAAGGGTGCGGCTATCGTCATGGACTCGGCCTGCACCTCGATCGGCTTGACCATCAACGGTTGTTGGTTTGGTGACGCTACGGATGCGTCGGGCTGGATCTGGATACTGTGGCAAGGTTCGGGATTGTCAGTCACGGGTTGCTATTTCAACGGCGTTGGCACAAACAATCCAGACGCGATCAAACTTCTTGGAACCAGTTACGGCATAACAATCAATAGTTGCTATTTTTCGCACTTTGCCAATGCGATCAACCTTGGATCGTATTTGTCAAACGGCACGTCATTAGTAAGTAACCGATTCAGCGGATGCACGACCAACATTGCCGGTACTCCGGTTGCGGATCATTTTTCTTATCAGTCTTACGTTTGGACGCCGACGCCAACCAATCTGACCGTAGTGCTGGGCGGTGGATCTGTAACGTATTCCGGTTATTACGAAAAGCGCGGCACTTACGTCTATTTCTCAATCGTTGTGACAACAACCGGCGGCGCAACGACCGCTGCGACCGCAGGATCAACGTCGTTTTCTTTGCCGTTTACATCCACGTCGGGCTCGGGCACCTACGGCACGTGCGCAGCGGCGTCGCCAAACACGGCGCTTGCCGTGGGTTCGGGTGGTTTTGTCGGCGGATCTGGAATTTTCACGCCGTCATGGACTGCAACGTCAAACGCCATCGTCATCACTGGCTCGTATCAAACGACGACGCTGTAAGGACTCCCAATGCTCCACGCCGCCTACAACAGCGTCCTAGAAGCCGGTGATCCAGAAGAACTGTCGCAACTCGAGCTGGCGCAGAAGGTCGGTGACGCGCTCAACAAGGCGTACCCCAATCACCCGTGGGTGATCGGGTTCCAAGGCGGTGGCATCGTCGTGCGGCATCTGGCCATCGCCGGGGCCGTGGCCAACGCGATCTTCAAGGAAGGCTTCAGCAGCCTGTTGCCAAAACACCGGCTGGGCACGCCCGACGAGATCCGGGCGTCGTGCATCACATTCGGGGGCGAGCTGCTGGAGGCATTTGACCTGCCTCGGGGCGCATGGGACGGTCGGGAGCCGCAGGTGCCGAAGGCATGGCGCTACAAACAGACTAGGAACTTCCAATGACCGACAGCACCCAGTGGCGCCCGCAACCGCCGAGCATCAAAGACCCGCCGGCAGGTGACGTCCATCTCGATTACATGGCCAACGAGCAGGACGGCGAGGGCATCATGCCGGAGCAATCCGGCCCGGACGAGATGTACGACGATTTTGACGAGTCGATGCCCAACTGGCGGCGTCGGGCGCAGGACGCGTATCGGTTTTCCACGTCTTTCGTAGACACGAACTACCGGGGCAAGTGGGACGATTCCATTAAGGCGTTTAACAGCCAGCACCCGTCGGACAGCAAGTACAACAGTGAAATCTTCCGCAAGCGGTCGAATATCTACGTCCCGAAGACCCGGGCGATTATCCGCAAGAACGAGGCCGCTGCCGCCGCGGCATTCTTCAGCAACCTCGACCGTATTGCGGTCAGCCCGGTCAACGGCAACGACGAGGTTGAGCGGGTCAGCGCCGACGTCATGCAGCAGCTGCTCCAGTACCGGCTGACCAAGTCGATCCCGTGGTTCCAGATCTGCATGGGCGGCATCCAAGACGCCCAGGTACAGGGCGCGTGTGTCGCCCATATCCACTGGCGCTACGCCATGCGTAAGGACGCCAAAGGCAAGCTCATCCGGTCGGATGACAAGCCCATGGTCGACCTGATCCCAATTGAGAACTTCCGGTTTGACCCGTCGGCCAACTGGACCGACCCGGTCAACAGCAGCCCGTATCTCATCCACATCATCCCGATGTACGCGGTCGACGTGAAGCAACGGATGGAGCGGCCCGATCCCAAGGGTCGGCAGTGGAAGAAATACCCGGACAGCGCCCTGATCGGCATGATGCAGGACGACAGCACCCGTCGCGCCCGTGGCGGCAACGCTCAAGACGCGGCGCTCGAGCGGCGCACCGTGTCGGACTACGACATTGTCTGGGTCCACCGGCACATCCACCGGCACAACGGCACCGACTACCAGTTCTGGACGCTCAACAGCGACAAGATGCTGACCGACCCGGAGCCGCTGGACGCCACCGTGTTCCACGGGAAACGTCCTTACGTCATGGGCTATGCCAACGTCGAAACGCACCGCCCGATCCCGTCCAGCATTCCGCTCATGGTCAAGGGCCTGCAGGACGAGATCAACGAGATCAAGAACTCCCGCCTCGACAACGTGAAGTTCGTCCTCAACAAGGGTTACTTCGCAAAGCGCGGCAAGAACGTCGACCTGCCCGCCCTGGTACGCAACGTCCCGGGCCGCGTGGTATTGATGGACGATCCGGCCACCGACGTGGTCGAAAACAACTGGCCGGACGTGACCGCCTCAAGCTACGCCGAGGAGGACCGCAACAACGCCAACTTCGACGAGCTGGTGGGAAACTTCTCGGCAGCGTCGGTCCAGACCAACCGGTCGCCTCGTGAGCCCGCCCGGGCCATGACGCTGCTTCAGGCGCCGGCCAACCTGCTGACCGACTACATGCTGATGACCTATTGCGAGACGTTCATCACGCCGGTCCTGCGCCAGCTGGTGCTGCTGGAACAGCATTACGAGACCGACCAGACGGTGTTGGAGATCGCTGGCAAGAAGTCCAAGCAGTTCCAGAAGTTCGGCATGGACAAGGTCACGGACGACATGCTCGAGCGCGAGATGACGGTCAACGTCAACGTCGGCATGGGCAACACCGACCCTGTCACCAAGATGCAAAAGTTCCTCGCCGGCGTCATGGCGTTCAGCAAGATTAGCTTGCGCCCGCCGCCGGGGGTCAACCTTGAGGAAGTGTTCAAGGAGATCATGGCCCTGTCCGGCTACGCTGACGGCGAGCGGTTCAGCATGGGCAACGACCCCGAAAAGGCGGCTCAGGCCATGCAGATCAAGCAGCTAACCATGAAGTTGCAGCAGCTCATGATGGAGCGCCGCGACAAGTCGGAGGCCAACGCGGTGAAGCGCGAGACGGCCACTCAATCCAATATCGTCAAGCTGCTGCTCGCCGACAAAGAAGATCAGCACGAAAACCTCAAGATCTACGCCGGCCACCTCGCCGCCAAGGATCAGGCGCTACAGGCGGCGCATTTGCAGGCCCAGCAGGCCGCTATGCAGCCCCAGCCACAGGGCCAGCCTCAGCCACAACAGGGCGTTAAATGAGCCGACCAATCGACGCAGACGAGCCGTTGGTGCGGACCGCCGTGTTCGGCAAGCAGGTCGAGGACTTCCTGACGTCCGACATTGGCGACTACCTGCTGCAAAAGGCCAAACACGAGGAAACCGACGCGGTGGAAGAGCTGATCGCGGCCACGGGAGCGTCGGCTGACCGACTGCTTGAGATCCGGTCGAGGATCTGGACCGCCCGCAAGTTCAGCCAATGGCTGGGGCAGGCGGTCGAAATGGGGCAACAAGCACTTGAAATGCTGAAGGAGGATCTATGAGTGAGGACATGACCGACGACCAGCGTCGGGCGCAACGGGAAGCCGAGGCCAAGGCGGCCAACAAGGCCCGCAACGACGAGCGCCTCGAGCGGCTTAACGCAATTGCCAACCAGGCGGACGAGATGAAGTCGGCGGACGGCATGGAGGATCTAGAGGACGAGGCGTGGACCGAACACGTCGACCGTCGCCGGCCAGCCGAGCCGAACCGCCCGGAGAGTAACGAGGACGATGACGGCACGATTGTGGCCAAGGCCGAGCAGGCCGACCGGGATCTGGACGAGGCACGGGCTGCCGGCGCCGACGACGTCCGTGTCACCAACGGCGAGACGTACTACCGCCTGATCGTAAACGGTCAGGAACGCTGGATGACCCTTCAGCAGCTTCGTGAAAATGCCAGTAAGGTCTCGGCGGCGGACGAATACTTGCGTTCCGCCAAAGAACTCGTAAAATCGAACCTAACCGCCAGTCCATCCTCACAGGACGACATGGCGAACTCGGCGCGAGGCCGGGTGCGTGAACTGCTCAACCGCGCAATCATGGGTGAGCAAGAGGCGATTGACGAGTTGGCACAGGCGATTGAGCGACCATCCGCTAACGTGGACGTCGCAAAGCTTGTGGACGAGCGAGTTGATGGTCGGTTGACGTTTCGTGAAGCTGTCAATTGGTTCGACAAGGAGTACCAGGCAGAACTCTCTGATCCGCGCATGAAGGAATACATGGTCTGGAAGGACGCGCAGCTCGCGCAGGCCAACCCCACCATGGATTTCAAAGAGCGTCTACGCCAAGTTGGCGAGGAAGCTCGAGCGCTGAGAGGTCGACCTGCTGCCCCGCCCGCTGATCCCCAGCGGCGAGCCGAGAAAGAGCAACGCAAAGCGTCAGTTCGGTCGATTCCGGTGGCCGGCGGACGGCAAGCGGATGAGGCCGACGAGGACGATGACGAGACCTACGAAATGTCCATCGCTAAGATGGCCAAACTCAGGGGTCAGCAGCGTCCGACTGTACATCGACGTTAAACCCTCGCCATGGTGGCGAGGCCAACATTAGGAGTCTCGCCACATGGCAGGTCAGGTTTGGGCTGTTAACAGCCTCGGCGGCTACCTCTACAGCCGTCAGCTTTCCAACGTTCTGCGCGCTAACGTGCAGCCTCTCGTCAAATTCCGCCAGTTTGCTGACGTCCACGACATCAGCCAGCAGGGCAAGAAGAAGGGTGACACCTTCACGTGGGACGTGTTTTCGGACGTCGCGGCGGCTGGTGCCGTCCTCGTCGAAACTAACACGATGCCGGAAACCAACTTCACGATCATTCAGGGCACCCTGACGGTCACCGAAGCCGGTAACTCGGTCCCGTACTCGGGCAAGCTCGACAACCTGTCGAAGTTCCCGGTTGAGGACGTCATCAAGAAGGTCCTCAAAAACGATTGCGTCAAGTACCTTGACCGCGCTGCGTGGACCCAGTTCAACCAGACGTTGCTCCGCGCCATCCCGACGGGCGGCACGTCGACCTCGGCGGTCACGCTCTACACCAACGGCACCGTCACGGGCACCAACTCGGTCGCGTTCAACAACGCGCACGCGAAGGCGATCGTGGACTCCATGAAGGAGCGCAACATCCCGGCGTACATCGCGGACGACTACTACGCGATCGCGTGGCCGACGACGCTCCGCACGCTCAAGAACAACCTCGAAACGATCCACCAGTACTCGGACACGGGCTTCAACCTCATCATGAACGGTGAGATTGGCCGCTACGAGAACACCCGCTACATCGAGCAGACCAACATTGCGAAGGGTACGGGTACGGACGGCGTCACGACGACCTCGTGGACCAACGGCCAGTCCGACTGGATTTTCTTCTTCGGTAACGACACGGTGGCCGAAGCCATCGCGGTTCCCGAGGAAATGCGCGGCAAGATTCCGACCGACTACGGTCGCAGCAAGGGCATCGCCTGGTACTACCTCGGCGGTTTCGGCATCGTTCACACGGCGGCGATCAACACCCGCATTGTGAAATGGGACTCGCAGGCTTAAGGAGCCATAGCAATGTCACTGCAAAACACCACCAAGAACATGGCCTACGACAACGCCGCGTATATCGCTCGCGGCGTTTTCACGACGGTCATGACGGCTGGCTCGGGCGGCGTCTCGGGCAAGTTCGTCGCTCACGCCAACATGCTGTTGTTCGGGCTCAACGCCTATACAACCACGGCTGGCACCTCGACCTACACGGCGACCCAGTACTACAACTACGCGGGTTCCTCAACCGC